GAAGTTCTCCTTATAACTTTAAATATTTTTATTTTGATAAAACAATATTCCTGTAATCCTTTTCTCTCATTCTTTATTGCATATTTTACATCTTAAGATGTATTACCGCAACAGACCAATATTTTTAAATCTATAAAAAAAGGGCTTCACACCACGAATCTAATCGCAATGTAAAGCCCTCACCCACACTTATTCCATTCTCGTCACATAATCCAGCGAGATCCACCCATCCCGCTCATACTCATACGCTTTTAGCAGTCCCCATTTCGATGCCCCAACACCATCAGCCTCATCAACAATAGTAAAACTACCCACATCCGTATATTTTCCAGTCTTCTCCTGATCCGTTCCCGGCTTCTTCCTGATATTCAGATCCGGAATCTCCACACGAACCAGATACGGACGAAACGCCTTTTCCGGCATCTTATTCCCAGAAACATACACAGCATTCCCACTTTCATCAAACACAGAAAATCCCGGATGCTCATCTGCACATTTCTTTGCATTATCCAGCACCTTAAATGCTCCCACCTGGCTTTCTGCATCCTGCCAGTTCTTCCGCACACGATACCAGGCTTCTTTTTCCGTCTTCACACCATCAAACCGTGTCAGCCCATACTTCTCAATGATGACACAGATCTTCTGCACATAAAGACTGTCAGTTGCATAACCGCCATCCTTGATGATCTGGACAGCCTTTCGGTAATCCTTCTCCCCGGCCAGTCCCGCATATCTCTTTTTCTTCCCGTTCATTGCCCCCAGCAGATAAGCAGAATGATCCGCAATAGACAGCTCCACACAATCATACTTCCGAAAGTCTGCGGTCACAGTATAAATCTTTCCAGTCCCATCATCCTCCTGCGTCTTCTTCCGGTACTTACTGGTTCCATCCCAGGCACTGCCGCCCCAGCTATTCCCAGACAGAACGCACTTCATTCCGAAGCAGTTATTTGCCTTCTGTGCCAGCTCCGTCCTGCCATAACCAGCTTCCAGAATAAACTGTGCCGCAGACACAGAAGCCAGAATCCCGCTGGTTTTCATATCCTCTGCACACAGCACACCGATCTTCTCCGCTGCCTCCTCATCTGAAAGTCCCATAAACACAGAAGCCTGCGTCCCCTCAGCTTTCCCGGACATAGCAGCCTTCACTGCTTTCCGGAAACGGTCCATCGTATAAGGCAGTCCCAAACCTTTCCACAAATGCTCCGGATCTCCATGATTCGTAGCAATTCCCCTTGCGTGCCCCTCTTTATGAGAAATCACCACGCCATCTGCCAACGGATCCAGACCAAACTTCTTACAAAGCATGGCAAACAGCTCCACCGCTACTTCATAAGTCCGCACTGCAGATGCTCTCGCAGTCGCCAGATCAGAGCAGGTAAAACCAGATCCGCTTGTGTATCTGATGCAGGCAGGCTCACACATTTCAACTCCGATATGCGTATTATTTCCGCTTCCCCTACTGCCGGAACCACAGTGCCATCCCCTGTGATTCCATGGCAGTGTCTGATACACCGTTCCATCATTCCCATCAATAAAACCATGCACACAGGCATCTTCAAAAGAAGCATGATTCCAGGAATCAAGAAAGACCTGTGCCTTCGGTTGCGGACATCCAACCGAATGAAGCATCAGGCCCTTCACTGTAATCTTTCTCCCTGCCGTATAGCATGGATTCTTTGTCAGAAATCTCTCAATCAGTTTCATTCTCCCTCACTCCCCTCTCCACGATCATGCAGCTGTTCCAGCACCTCTTTCATCTTTTTCGGAATCGGCAGTCCCAGATGCCCTGCATTCTCCAGCAGGCTCACGCCCTCATTGGAAATATAGAAAAAGATCACCGCTGTCCTCAGCACAGATCCATTCCCGATCACAGACACATCCAGAATATTTGCCATCCCCACCAGCAGAAAGATCAGCACTTTCCTGCAGATGCCCTGGAAACCAACCTCACTGGACAGCGTATGATCCGCAAACGCACACATCATGCCCGTCAGATAATCGATCACCACAAAAGCAATCAGGGCATACAGAAGACCGTCACAGCCTCCCAGAAACCAGCCCAGCCATCCACCCACAGCCATAAACACCATCTGAATAAAGTTCCAAAATTCCTTCATGTTGAAATCCTCCCTCCATGAAAAAAGCAGCTCCCATTCCTGAGAACTGCCATTAAAAAGTTTTCTATCTCCATGCCTTCCGGCAGAAAGACCTACATTGTTTCCTCCGTCAGCGTATAAGTGATCTTCATCGTCTTATCCATGTTCTTCACCACCGCCGAGCCCAGGTTGTTGATACTTGCCAGATAAGGAGTCAGCAGGTAAGCACACCGGTGCTCCTTCCCATAACTGCCGCCCCACATAAACACAAAGTTCTTATACTGGAACAAAGGCGTTGCCATCGCCTCAAACCTTGCACTGCCCTGCGTCCTAATTACCTTGTCATCCGCAGTGATCTGAAAATCCCCTCCCACGATCATATCTCCCAGAAGCGTCATGCACACCTCGCAGGAACCGTCTTCCCCCAGGGACTTCATCTTGGAAGTAAAACCCAGCGGAATCAGTGTCACATCCGAAGAATTAGCAACATTGATCTTGTAAATCCCTTTCTTGTCATAAGACGGCACATACAGATACCCGTTCCGCACACAGCACTTCACACACCGCTCCGGATAGGATCCGTCCTTATCCCTCGTCCCCACTTCCGACAGCTTCGCCTTGGACAGCGTCCATTTTCCCTCTGTAAAAGAAAAGTCTTTCTTAGAAATCCGGATCCACACCATCTCCGCATTTCCGGAAGAATTAGGCTCATTGGAAAAACCATACCAGTACCCGTCATGCCCGTCCATAAACTCCCCGTACTTTGTATAATCCCCCAGAAACGTGAACGTCTCCGTGGTCAGCGTCTGCTCCTCCAGAACCATATAAGTGCTGTCATCCAGCTTCTCATTCAATCCCACATTAAACACCGGCACCCTGATCTTCGTAACTGTCACACTTGAAGTCCCAAACGTGATGGAATACAGCAGGTTCTTCTCAAAATCCATCTCTACTGCCTCAAACAGCACCATCTGCTTTGCCTTTGCAATATCCCCGATATCCACCTTTTTCAGCAACAGGAACGTACTGGCATCCCCCGCAGCACTGCCAAAAGCATTCTGTCCACCCAGACCACTGGTCAGTGCCACAGCCGCAATAGTTCCATTCCCCTGGCTCGGCGTAAACTCCCACACAAACTTATAACCATTATCCAGCTTCTTACTCTCCGTCTGGTTCAGACTTCCCCTTGCCACATTGGAACCAGAATTGACATTGTTGGAAGCATAAGCCACCGGCAGGTTCTGTCCCTGCTCATAAATATGATCTGCTTTCTCCTCCAGCGTTGCCGGAAACAGCAGAATCCCCCCGATCATGTTCGGACAAATCGGAAGTAGCGTCCCATTCCACAAAAGTGCTGTGTCATACTCCCCGCTGGCTCTGAAATAAATCCCCATCGGATTCAGCCCCAGAATATTGTTCACCGCATCCGTGATCATGTTCGTCTCCTGAATGGTCTCCACCTCACCGGTATTCGTATCCGTCAGCTCCATGACCATCTCACCCTTTAACTTCATCACACATCCTCCATTTCCACCGGTCTGCCAAAAGCACCAATTCCCGGCTTCTCTGCAAAATACACATCAAAATTCCGTTTCACAGTCTCTTTCATCTGCATACTCAGAGCCTCCCCAAATCCTTTCACAGCCAGACCGCCGCCAATAGCAAACCTCTCCGTATAATCCTCAACCTCAAGTTTTCCGTCCCATGCTTCCTCCGCTGCCATTGCCTGTCCGCTGACGGAAGCAATGCAGTCACCAACATCAACCACACCCCTGCCATTCTCCATCCACAGATACACATTGAACGTATTCGTATAATTGGCAACAATCTTCTCAATGGGATAATACAAAGACAAAATATGCTTCCCGGAATGCCACGTCTCCACAGGACAGTGCTCCACAATCTCCTCATCATTAAATTCAAACACCACATGGCAGGCCGCCAGTCCGTCTTCCTGCCATTTCACCGGCAGGCTCACATCCACAGAAATCTCCGAATCACTCACGGATCCGGCATCTGATCCACTGTCCCCGACAGTCTCACCGCCGCTTTCAGAAGTTCCAGCATCCGAAGAATCTCCGGAACCAGTCCCACTGCTCCCAGATGGAAGCGAAATCACCACAGTCCCGGAAGCCTCCGTAGACCGCTCCACAGAATCCGCAACCACATCCACAATGATCTGTGCAAAAAACTGCATATGATTCTCCTCAGACGATGCAAACTGGATGCTGATCAGCTTCACCCTCATCTGCTCTATGGTATAGGCAGAAGCATTAGTAAACGTATGGATCCCGATCTTCCCCGTCTTCACATTATCCTCAATCTGATTCAGCAGTCTCGAAATATTCTTGTCATTCTTCGACTTCGCCTGTGCCAGCCTCGGATTCTTCCCCACGCATTTCAGGCTCTGCCTTCCCCCGATCTTCTGCTGGATAGAAGTAATACAGGTAATCTGCCCCTCATCCGCCTGTCCCCCTGCAAAGGTCAGCACATCCCCCAGATCCAGAGCCGGATTCCCGATCGTATCCGAATCAAAAGGCACATACTGGATCACAGACAGATCCGTCAGAATATTCCTGCAAAGCATCTCCCTGGTCTCTTCCAGACCAAACTGCAGAAGCGGATTCACCCCCAGATTCATAGTCAGCCCATTATCCGGATCCAGTGCATAATACTCCGCAATCTGCGTCCGCTTATTAGTAGAACTCACCGCCGTATATCTGGTAATAAAATCCGAAAAACTGGAACTGAACCGGTGTCTCTGCTCCACCTTCATCACAGAATCCTTCCCGTACTTTTTCAGTTCCAGCTTCCCCTCCCGGTTGATAACAAAGAAACCTCCCAGGACCTGTGCCACATAAAACAGCACATCCCGGCAGGTTTCAATATCATTCTCCGTATAAACCGAAAGCGTCACACTGCCATTCGGCATGGCATCAATATCCGCCCTCTTATTCGCAAATTCAACCTTGCACATCTTACAGCACAAAGCAATAAAATCATAAGCAGTCCCCACAGTCTCAAACCCATTGAAACTCCTGTCAAATCGCAGCATAAAATCATAGGCTTTCAGTTCCAGGCACTTCGCCAGCCGGTTCGCCTCGCTGACCTCAAAAATCCCCATCGGCACATCTTCCACCGAACCATCCTCCAGCACCAGATGAAACACCAGCGTCACCTGAGCATCCTCCAGCGTGTACCGGTCAATATCACTCAGAAGCGTAATCCCCATCTCCGCCGCATACACCGTCCCCAGTTCAATCTCCGTACTCCCACAGCACTGCCTGGTAATATACCCAGACCCCTTCACAATCTCCTTAGCCCCAAACTCATAAGAAGCCCCAGCTTTCGTGACGATCGTACCCGTCCAGAAATATCTCCTCGTATTACTCTTAACCGCCCTCAGAAAAGCCTCCGACACCTCCATTTCCTCACGAAAAAAGCACCAGCCAGTATTTCATGACCGATGCCTCCAAATTTCTTATTCATTTATAACCGAATATTTGGTAAATAATTGGTTAAAAAAATTGTCAATCATATTTTTAGGTTTTTGTGTTTCCATAAATTCGTAACCACCAAATCTATATACTTCATAGCCTTTTATCATAAGATTTCTAGTATCTGTTACCATCTCTGCATATAATTCTGGTGCGGCTTTTTCATCTTTGGAATAATGCTGTTTTCCATCAATTTCAAATATAATCCTTATTCCATCTGGTAATAACATTAAAAAATCCATACGCTGATGCGTATAAATTATTGAATTACCTCGTGCATTTTTGCTAAATGGATCATAATGTAAATAAACCTGAGGAATTAATGCCGGAAAATCTTTACAATTCTTATGCAACATATAATACTCTTTAAAAAATATTCTTTCAGCCTCTGAATCAAGAGAATCTCTTAATCGTACAAATAGATCATTTTTAATATCAGCATTTCTTGCTGTTGATTTCGTTTTTATTTTCCACCATTCAACAAGTTCACTCCATGACAATCCATTGCTGTTAGCTCCAAACGTATAAAATAAGCAGTCTCCTGTATCACCTACTATTTTTAAATCATTATCAATTGCATCCTCAATAACAATATCTGGTTTTTTATTTAAAGGTGCAAAAATCAAATTCTTCGTATTACTATTTCTTAAACATATTTTATGTATTCTGTAAATCAATTCACCTGATACTTTTTTCGTTGCTACTAACTCATAATTATCAGGCTTTATAATTTCATTGATAGCATTAACATACCTGTCTTGTTGATCTTTTTCTCGGATTTCTGGATCAACAATTATTTCGAGAAATTTTTTCACTGTCTGATCACTCACATATTTAAATTCCAATATATCAAGCAACATATCCTTGTAAGAAATATCGTTATTATCGATCACGTGCTGTTTTATAAACTCTCTTACTGTTACGGTCTGCCAAAACTCCAATCGCGAATCATCTTCATATGCTTTATCAATGTCAAAAACTTTTTCTAGCAATTCATCTAATCTCATCCTACCTTCAAGATCTGTACATGTATCAAAAAAGTCTGCCAATTTTCTTCTGGTTACAAACGAAATTTCAAAAAATTGGTCTTTAAACCATTTCTCCATCTTTTTATTCAAAGATACATCTTCTGCTTCTTTGGTAATTCTTAAAGTCAACTTTTCAATGTCTTCATCTGATAACTTCTTAATTCCTGTTTTTGCAAATATTCTTTTACTATCATTAGGATTCAATGTTTCATCCGGTATAAGTCCATAGCTTTTCATTGCATCACAAAGGTCATAGCTTTTATAATTATAAAAATATTCTACTAATATCTCTATAAGATCATCTCTTTTTTTACCCATAGATTTCTCCCATAATAATTAAGATGCACTCATTATATCATAGCCATATGCCAAACTCTATATCAGATCTCCTTCAACGTAAAACTCACCATCCAAAGTCCCTTATAACTGGTATCCTTTTTCAGCTTCGCCTTATACCCCGTCACATACATCTCCGCCAGTTTCAATCCTGCCGTCTCCACATCAAAATACTGCACACTAATCTTATCCTTCTTCGCATAAACTACCAGCTTCACAAGCCACTTCACCGTAACAGAAAACGACACCGGGATCTGCACAACACCATGCCGCACCACATCCCTCTGCGTCGTCCCCGCCTCCGTCTCACCGCCGGAATCCGCTTCCACATCCTCCAGCTCCACTTCATAAGAATCCGGAAGCGGCAGGTTCTCTCCGTCAAACACAAGATACTGAAAAAAAGCCATCCTATCTACCTCCGCTCCTCAGACTCATCCTCTGCTGTGCTGTCACGATCACCTCATCCAGCAACTGGTTACCCAGATAAACCGGAATCACCAGATCCCCCTGCTGCCCTTTCTGATCACCCAGCACATCCTTCAACGCAGCCACAATACCGGCAGTCAGATCCGCACCGCCGGACATTCCTGCACCAGTCATCACACCGCCATCAGCTACAGCCAGCTGAGGCGAAACCACCATATCCGCAGCCACACCATTCACAGCCGCCTTCACCATGCCCCGGCTCTTCTCAATGCCCTCAGCCAGACCACTCATAAAATCAGGCATCCAACTCTCAAAATCCGTCAGTGGACCTTCATCCGGCACAGAGAAATGCAGATGGGAACGGATCGTATTTGCCACATCCGTCACTGCATTGGCAACTGCACCAATACAGCTCCTGATTCCGTTCACAATGCCATTCACAATATCCGCACCCCACCGCCAACCGGCAGATACAAGACTCGTAATATAATTCACAGCATTTCCCAGTCCGTCCCGGATGGTATTATAAATACCGGAAATGGTACTCCGGATCCCGGACCACATGGCATTAAACGCACTGGAAACAGTATTCTTAATCCCATTCACCACAGAAGAAATGGTACTCCGAATGCCATTCCATACAGAATTGACAGTTCCCCTGATTCCATTCATTACTGTGGAAATGTTCGTCCGGATTCCATTCCAAACCGTAGAAATCACTGTCCGGATCGCATTCATTACCGTAGTA